TAAATAAAAACACAACAAACACATTACTAATTTATTGTAATATTATATGAAAGCAACAGATATGTTAAACAAAGTAAAAGAACTTATTGGGGTAGAACTATCCGAAGAAGTTAAGTTGGCTCAAGCCACACTAGAAAACGGTACTGTTATTGAAAGTGAATCATTTGAAGCAGGAAGCGAAGTATTCATTGTAACAGAAGATGAAATGGTAGCTTTACCAGTAGGCGAATACAAACTTGAAGATGGGGAAACTTTAATTGTAGAAGAAGAAGGAATTATTGCTTCTATAGGTGCAGTTGAAGAAGAAGTTGAAGAAGAAGTAGAAGCTGCTGAAGATAAAAAAGAAGAAATGGAATATGCTACTAAAGCAGAACTTTCTGAAATTAAGGCAATGATTGATGAAATAAAAGCAATGATTGAACCTAAAGAAGAAATGAGCGAAGAAGGTGTAAGTTCTATTAAATCTGAAGAAACTACAACTAAAACAGTTTATGCTGAAAAGGAAGAAGTAAAAGAAGAATTATCTGCTGAAACACCAGTAGAAAAAATTACTCACAATCCTGAAGCTGAATCAAAACCAAATTTAAACCTATACGCACAAAAAAGAGCATTAAGCACAGCGGATAGAGTTTTACAAAGAATTTCACAAATAAAAAAATAAATAAATAAATTATGGCAACTACAACTAGTATTACAACTACTTATGCAGGGGAGTTTGCAGGACAATACATTTCTGCTGCACTTTTAAGTGGTACGACAATTGAAAACGGTGGAATTACCGTTAAACCAAACATTAAATTTAAAGAAGTATTAAAAACAGTTTCTACAAACGATATCGTAACAGATGCAGCTTGTGATTTTGTTGGAACTTCTACTATTACACTTGACGAGCGTATTCTACAACCAGAATACCAACAAGTAAACTTACAATTATGTAAGAAAGATTTCCAAAATGATTGGGATGCAATTTCTATGGGCTATTCAGCTTTTGATTCACTTCCTCCTTCATTTTCTGATTTCTTAATTGGACACGTTGCTGCTAAAGTAGCACAAAGAACTGAAACTTCTATTTGGGAAGGTTCTACTGCAACAAGCGGACAATTTGATGGATTAACTACTTTGTTAGGTGCAGATGCTGCTCACACAGGTTCAACTAAAATTACAGGAGAAGCTATTACTGCTGCAAACGTAATAGCTGAATTAGGAAGTATAGTTGATGCACTACCTTCTGCAATCTATGGAAAAGAAGATGTAAAAATCTATATTTCACAAAACATTGCTAAGGCTTATGTATCTGCACAAGCTGCTTTAGGTTACAGAGATTTATACAACGTAGGACAAACTGAAATGAACTTTCAAGGTGTTCCATTATTCGTTGCAAATGGTCTTGCTGCTAACGCTGCTATTGCTGCTGAAACTTCAAACCTTTACTTTGGTACAGGTCTTTTATCAGACCATAACGAAGTGAAAGTAATTGATATGGCTGATATTGATGGTTCTCAAAATGTACGTGTTGTAATGAGATTTACAGCAGGTGTACAATACGGAATTGTTTCTGATATCGTATCTTACGGAATCGGACTATAATAATAAGATTAACTAACTTAAAGGGTGGGTAAGCCGAATTTGTGCCTACCTACCCTTTTTTAATATAAAATAATATGGCTTGTGATTTAACCAAAGGTAGAAAAGAACCCTGCAAAGATGTAGTAGGTGGTCTTAAAGCTGTTTACTTTACTGATTTCGGAGATTATGGAACGGTAACAGAAACAGATGACGAGATTACTGATATGACAGGAGTTTTTGGAGCTTTTAAATACGAATTGAAAGGAAATAGTAGCTTTGAACAGGCTATTACTTCTTCACGTGAAAACGGAACGACTTTCTTTGACCAAACTTTAACACTTACTTTGAAAAAATTAAGTAAAGAAGATAACAAAGAATTAAAACTATTAGCTTATGGTAGACCACACGTAGCTGTTGAAGATTATAACGGAAATGTATTTGTTATGGGATTACAGCACGGAGCGGAAGTAACAGGGGGTACTGTTTCAACAGGGGCTGCAATGGCTGACTTATCAGGATACACTTTAACGCTAAACGCACAAGAAGTAAAACCTGCTAACTTTGTTAATGCACCAACAGCTGCTGACCCATTCGCAGGAATGACTAGTGCAACGGTAACAGTAACAGAAGGTACAAATTCTTAACAAGGGTAAAAATTACTTTTGTTCTATTAACAAGGGTAAAAAAGAATTTCATTTTGATAAATTAGGGTGGCTATACGCTACCCTTTTTTTATGTCTTATAAATAACAAAAAACAAATAATCTTATTGTATATATATGATAGTATTAGAAGAAAGTGCATCAACACAAATAATTAATTTTATACCACGTCAATTTGTAAGTGGAGATACTTATAATGTAACTATTATAAATGAAACTACAAATACAGAAGTGTATAACCAAGATACTACTGAAATCACAGAACACTTATATCATAATCAATTTAGTGCGGTGTTTCCAGTAAAGCAAGATATAACCTATACAATAACTGTAACAGGAAGCGAAGTAGTATATAAAGATAAAATCTTTTGCACTAATCAAGCGGATGTTACTTCTTATAGTGTAAATGAAGGTGCATATATTTTTAATGATACAGATAACGAATTTATTACAGTATAATGGATAACTTACATATAGTTAATTTAGCTTCATACAATAGACCTAAAATCAGCGAGGATAAAAATCGTGATTGGGTAGATTATGGAGAAGATAACGATTACTATTCTTACTTAATTGAACTTTACACTAATTCAACAACTAACAATGCTATTATTAATGGTGTTAGTAATATGATTTATGGTAAAGGATTAGATGCACTAGATAGTAATAGAAAACCAAATGAATACGCTGCAATGCGTTCTATATTTTCTGATAGTTGTTTAAGAAAAATAACACTTGATTTAAAATTATTAGGAGAAGGTTCTATACAGGTTCTTTACAAAGATAAAAAAGTAGTAAAAGGAGAGCATTTTCCAAGACAAACATTACGAGCAGAAAAATGTAATGAAGATGGACAAATAGAAGCATACTATTATTATCACGATTGGGCAAAACTTAAAAGAAGTGATAAACCTAAAAGAATCGCAGCATTTGGATTCGGAAATGGTACTGAACCTGAAATAAAAATTATTAAAAAATATGTTTCAGGATATGACTATTATTGTCCTGTAGATTATCAAGGTGGTTTAGCTTATGCAGAACTAGAAAGTGAAGTATCTGATTACCTTATTAATGATGTACAAAATGGATTTAGTGGTACAAAGGTAGTAAACTTTAACAATGGTGTTCCTGACCAAGAGAAACAGATACAAGTCAAGAACGATGTAATGCGTAAATTGACAGGAGCACGTGGAGAAAAAGTAGTAATTGCATTTAATAATAATGCAGAATCTAAAACTACTGTTGATGACATTCCATTAAACGATGCACCTCAACACTACGAGTACCTTTCAAATGAATGTTCTAATAAGTTAATTGTAGCACATAGAGTAACAAGTCCATTACTTTTAGGAATTAGAACTGAAAACAATGGTTTAGGCTCAAATGCAGACGAAATAAAGACCGCTGCGCTACTTTTTGACAATATAACTATAAAACCCTATCAAGACTTAATTACCGATGCCTTAGACGATATATTAGCGGTTAATGGGATTAGTTTAAAACTTTACTTTAAGACTTTACAACCTTTAGCATTTATTGAAACTGACAATGCTATTACTGATGAAGCACGTGAAGAAGAAACAGGTGTAAAAGATGAATTAACATTATCTAAAGAAGAAAGTTTTGATGACAATGAAATGTTTGATTTACTTAGTGAGTTTGGAGAAGAAGAAGATTTAGAAAATTGGGAATTAGTAGATGAAAGAGAAGTAGATTATGACCAAGAAGAAGCATTAGATAAAATGATAAATTTAGCTTCAACAGGAACTGCAAGACCAAACGCTAAAAGTGAACAAGATGAAGTAACAAATGATTTAACAGCATTCAAGGTACGTTATCAATATGCACCATTAAAAACACAAGCAAACAGTAGGGATTTTTGTAAGAAAATGGTAAGTGCTAAAAAGATTTATCGTAAAGAAGATATTACTCAAATGAGTACTAAAGCAGTAAATGCAGGTTGGGGGTTAAACGGTGCCGCTACCTATGATATATGGTTTTGGAAAGGCGGTGGAGCGTGTCATCATTTTTGGATGCGTAAAACATATATGGCAAAAGGTGTACAGCCTGATGCAACTAACCCTAAAGCAGAAGTAAGTGTAAACAAAGCAAAAAAGGAAGGTTTTAAACCTGAAACAAACGACCCTAAAGTGGCAAAACGACCGAAGGATATGCCTAATCAAGGATTTGTAAATAAATAAGAAATGGCAGAAGCAATACTAATAACACGAAAAGACGTAGTAAAGTTTACTGCAATGAATGGTAATGTAGATACTGATAAATTTATTCAGTACATAAAGATTGCACAAGATGTACATATCCAAAATTATATTGGTACTGAACTTTTAAAAGCTATACAAGCTAAAATTACAGCAAGTACATTAACAGGGGACTATTTAAGCCTTGTAGTGGACTATATAAAGCCTATGTTGATACATTGGGCAATGGTTGAATACTTACCCTTTGCAGCATATACAATCGCTAATAAGGGCGTTTATAAGCATAGTTCTGAAAATGCTGAAAATGTATCAAAAGAAGAAGTAGATTTTTTGATGGAAAAAGAACGTGATATTGCACAATATTATACAGATAGGTTTATATCTTATATGAGTTTTAATGCAAGTTCAAAGTTTCCTGAATACTATACAAATAATAACGAGGATGTATATCCTGACAAAGATGCAAGTTTTGAAGGATGGGTGCTGTAAACAAATACAAACCAAAAGAAATTAATATAATTAGATTAGAAAAATATTTAAAAAAAATATCTAATAAAACGAATAATGAATTATGGCGCAAGAAATAATTAATATTGGTACTACACCTAATGATGGTACAGGCGATCCGTTAAGAACTGCATTCAATAAAGTAAACGAAAACTTTACGGAATTATATACAGATGATGCAGGAGATGTTAATTCAATAGAAGCAACAGCACCAATTGCTAGAGATAATGCAACAGGAGCAGTTACAATTTCTTTGAGTGATTTAGGAGTTACAAGCGGAAAACTTGCAGCAGATTCGGTAATTACTGATAAAATATTAGATTTAAATGTTACAACTGCTAAAATTGCAGATGATGCTATTACAACGGATAAATTAGCTAATTCAATTAATACTACAATTACTGATTTACAAACTGACAAATACGATAAAACAGGGGGTACTATTACAGGTAATGCTACAATTACTGGTAATTTAATAGTAGACACAAATACTTTATATGTAGATTCAAGTAATAATCGAGTTGGGATAGGGACTGATAGTCCTTCTTCTAAATTAGAAATATCAGGTGCAACAGGTTCGTATGATTCTGGAATAGGTTTTAATGCTACAGGTACAGGAGCAAGGGTTTATAGAACTTTTATTGATACAAGTGGAACTTTTAGGTTTGATGATGTATCGGCTGGGTTTTTAACAAGATTAGCTATTAGTACCAGTGGCAACGTAGGAATTGGGACTACGAGTCCTAATGCTAAACTTAAAATTGAAGGTAGCGGCTTTACAAATGGGTTATCTATAAAATCTGCTGGAAATTCAGGAACATATCCTTTTATGGTTACTTATGCATCAGGTACTGAAGGAGATGCTTTTTGTATTGATGATAATTTAAACGTTGGGATAGGGACTACGAGTCCTAATAATAAACTTACTGTTTCAGGAGATGGTGGAGGTAGTGCTATTTCTTATTTTAATAATACTAACTCATCAGGATATGGTATTTTAATTAATACGCCTGATGCGAATAATGCAAGATATGCTTTAAGGGTAAATACAGGAGCAGGAACAGTTTTTAATGTAGGCAACGGAGGCAACGTAGGGATAGGCACTACTAGTCCTTCAACTGAATTGCACGTCAAAGCTCCAAGTGGATATGCTGAATTAAGGTTACAAGGCGCATCTGGAAGTGGTAGCACAGTTGAGTTTTATGATGACACTACAAAACTTGGAGATATATATATTGACCCATCCAAAAACATAGTGTTTAGGAATGCTTCAGAAAGTATGAAAATTACAAGTGGGGGCAACGTTGGGATAGATGTGTTAAGCCCACAAGAACGCCTTGATGTTGGCGGTGTGATGAGAGCCTTCGGATATGAATCTAGAAGTGGGACAAATGGCATTACACAATATACAGGGAGCTTTTTTAATATATTTTGGACAGGTTCAAGCGCACAATTATATATAGATACTGCTTCAGTTGGTACAATAACACTTACTTCTGATTATAGGGTTAAGAAAAATATTGAAACACAAAACGCTTCAGCGATAGAAAGAATAAATGCATTAAGACCAGTAAAGTATGAGTATGCTGATTATGAAAATATATTTGTTGCTGATAACATACAAAGAGAAGGATTTATAGCACACGAAGTTGCTCAAATTATACCTAGTGCCGTAGAAGGAGAGAAAGACGCTGAAAACGCTTTCCAATCATTAAAACTAGATGCAATGTTGTCGGTTGCTGTTAAAGCAATACAAGAACAACAAGAAATAATAAACGAACTAAAAGCAAGAATTGAAACTTTAGAAAACCAATAAATAATGAATTACACTTGGAATAACAAAACAGTAGATACTTACCCTACACTAGAGGGTAATAACGACGTAATCTTCAATGTTCATTGGAGACTTACAGGACAAGATGAAGATGGAAACGTAGGTAGCACTTACGGAACTCAATCTTTAGAAACCTCAGACCTTTCTAATTTTACAGCATTTGCTGATATTACAGAAGAAGATATTAATGGATGGGTTGAGACAGCGCTAGGAGAAGAAAGAGTTGCTGAATTAAAAGCTAGTATAGATGCTCAAATTGCAGAGCAAATAAATCCTACAGTAATTACAAAAACTATTGGAGAATAACAATTATTAATTAACCTTTAAATTTAAGTAAAATGGCAAAAAAAGAAAAGACACCAATTACTATTGATGACAAAGAATATTTCTTTGAGGACTTAACACAAGAACAACAAACAATTGTAAACCACATTTCAGACTTGCAACGCAAGATACAATCTTCTGAATTTAATTTACAACAATTATCGTTTGGTAAAGATGCCTTTGTTAAAGCCTTAAAAGAAACATTAGATAATATAGACGAATAAAATGCAAGATTTGAAGATAGCGGTGACTAATTTATTTGCTTTAGGATTAAGCATAACAGAAGCAAATCCTGTATTGCAGACAGTTTCTCTAGTATTAGCTATCGGATATACTTCAATCAGTATTTATAAAAAGATAAAATGAATTTGCCAAAAAATGGAGTAGCGAGAGAGATAAGAAGTTATGTGGGTTCATTGCTAATATTTCTTTTTGTTATTGGCTTGATTATAGCTTTAATACAGTTCCCTGTACTTGACACCAACAAGGAAGTTGTAATGATGTTAATTGGTACTATAAGTGCTTCTATTGGTATTACAGTAGCTACAATTACAGGAAGTAAACCTGATGACATAAATTCTTTAAAGCAGGATTTAGAAAAGAAAGAAAACCAAATAGAATTATTAATAGCTGCTAAAGACAATCTTGAAGAAATGGTAATTAACTTGCAAAAGCAAATGCTAGAGAACCAAGATAGTATGATGGATAAATTTATCCTAAAGGCAGCTATGGACTTTGATAATAAAAATAACCCACCAAAAGGTAAATTATGATAAGAATATATTTTGAATTAGCAAAAGCAAAAGTAATTGATTACGTTAAAACAAGTTGGAATAGCGATAGTATTTTTGATAAAGGTAAGGTTATCTTTATTGGAATAGGTTTATTTTTTGTACTTTGGAAGATAAT